TTGGAAAGTTAGCTGAATATGGTTTAGGTAGAGGAACCATGATTGCTGGAGCAGCTGGAATAGGGGCAGCAGTTGGAGCATCGAAAGGGTCTTTACATGATACATTTGGTGTCTATGGTCCAGGCCCTAATGCTGGAGTAAATGTGGCGACAGCAGGCATTGGCACAGCCGTAGGTGCAGCTATAGGCGGTTTAGGATATGGGTATAAAAAAGGATTAAAAAAGGCAGCTATAGGAACTGCAATTGGAGCAACAATAGGTGGACTCGCGGGCGCGGCCGTAGTTCCTGGAATGGCTATGTCACGAATAAGGGATAATAGACAATTATTATCCAGTAGCCCATACAGCACTTCTCTTGGAATGGCCCAAGCATTAAACGCGTCAGGAGACATAGTTCTCGGGATGCACAACTCAAGGAATAGCTACTAATGCCAATAGATCCAATGAGTGGCATGCCAAAGCCTTATACTCAAGACGAGATGCTTGCAGCTCCACTGTATGCAAGGACACTAGAGAATCTTCCTGGAATAACTGCGGGTATTGGTTTCCAGGCTGGCCGTGGAGCTAGAACAATTATGGCTGGCGGCGGCTTTATGGATGATGCACGTTTTGGTGCAACAAAAAAAGCTCAAAGATATGGAGCCTTTAGACGCGGAGCAATGAGTCTCGATGAAGCTGATTTGGGTTCTGGAAAACAATTTTTTAACTTTGGGAAAAGAAGCAAAAGAGGGGCCAGACTTGTAGCAGGAGCAGAAAAACAGCCAATTTATTATGGGGCAAGAGTTAACACTGTAACAGCTAGACCTAGAGCTTTAAGAAGAGTATCGAGCTTAAGTGCATTTGGAGAAGACCAAAGAACCTACACGTACGCGCAAGGTATAAGGGGACATTTTTCTAAATCAAGATTTGGTCCTTTAGGAAAATTAGCAGAAGCAAGTGGAACAACAAAAGATGAAGCTCTTCTTGGCCCTGGTTTGTTTGCGGGAATAACTGCTGGAAGAAAAATGGACCTCTTAGAAAGAAAAGCTTATTCTGGTAGTTCAAGAGCTTTGTCTAAATTACAAGGTTCTTCTACCGGAATACAAAGAATGGCCGGCATGAATACTACCCTTACTGCTAAAACGCATGTTCCACGGACTAGTTAATTTAAACCCAATAGAAGCTTTCCCTGAAACGTATAGTCGTCCAAACTTCGTTGGACCATCAACATTGGACACTTCAATGGGGTCTGCTGTTACTGGAAAAGGAGTGGGTGAAATTGGCACTAGAGGTAACTTACTAGCATCTTCAATGGCTGGAAAAGGCACTCGTTACATGGCTGGCTACTTTAGAGGAGCACAAGGATTTGCTGATGTAGCTGGACTTCATGGAGAAGCTTTCACAGGTGCCCAAAAAGCAATTGCCCACATGACTAGCGCATTGGGGACAGAAGGAGTTGTTGGTGCGGCTGGAGAAAAATTAGCAGGAGAAGTTGCCGCAAAACAAATTCTTAAAGAAGGTGTATTTAAAACTCTTGGAACAAAAGGAGCATTTGAAGCTCTTGGAACCAAAGCCGGCATGAAAGTACTCGGGGCAAGAGGAGCAGCAATGGCTGTTCCTGGACTTAATTTATTAGCTACAGCATCTTTAGTTTATGATATTGGTAGAATGGGTGGCGAAGTAATCAAAAGTGGTATAAACTTAGCTAGAGACGCAGAAAAATCTTTACAAGGATCATTTAGTAAACCTATGTTTGGAATGGGATATAGAGATACTGAAGCAGCTGCTACTTCAAGATCAAGAGGCGTTATGGCTATACAAAATTCTAGGTTAAATGCAAGAAGTGCATTGGGTTCAGAAGCGTCTATGATGGCAGCTCATTTTGGATAACTATGGATCATAAAACTAAAGAATTTAGAAGAAGGCTAGAACAACTTTCTAGAGAAGATCTTTTAGAATTAATTAAAGATCAAGATATAGAATTGTTTAAACAAGTTAATAGAATTGAATGGGTTTTTGAAAACAAACTGCAACACATTAACTGGGCCGATGGAACGCCTATAACTGGTAAACCTTTAACTAATAAAGAATTATCTTTTTTAATTGACGAACCATTTGAGATAGATAGAGATCTTTTGGATGTTGGGATATCTGGTGAACAACAAAGGCAAATGCACCTAGCTAAAGATCCTGTTGTTTGGGCAAAAAACTTTTTGCAGGTTCAACCTAGAGTTTACCAAATATTAATACTAAGAGATCCATCGTTAAGAAAAGTATTAAGAGCTGGTCGTCGTTTAGGGAAAACCTTTACTCTCGCTATCACACTGCTGCATTATAGTTATACGCATAAAGATGGAAGATGTCTTGTTATCGCTCCAATGAAAACACAGGTAGAACTTATTTACCAGGAAATTGGAAGAATAGCCGGCAAAAATGAAGTCGTTATGAATTCAATAACAAGAAAAGTTAGTAGCCCTCAATTTATGATGGAATTTTCTAACGGTTCAACTATTAGATTCTTTACATCTGGTATGCGTTCAGGCGGAAAGTCAGACGTGGCTCGTGGTCAGGAAGCACATGTAATTGTATTAGACGAAATGGACTATATGCATACTGATGACCTAGATGCACTCTACGCCATGTTACAGAAGACTGCAGAAGACCAGCCAGATAAGATGATGATTGGTGCTTCCACTCCAACTGGTAGAAGAGAAAAATTCTGGGAATGGTGTAGATCTGAAAGATTTAAAGAATTTTGGTTTCCATCATATTGCAACCCTTATTTTTCTAAAGAACAAGAAGATGAATTTAGAGAACAATATACGGAAATGGGTTATCGCCATGAAATAGAAGCTGACTGGGGCGAAGATTCAGAGGGCGTGTATCCAAGAAAGTTTGTTGACAAAGCATTCCTTAGTCCTTCATGGACTTATGAGCCAGAGATAACTTCAGCAAGATCTTTTCATGTGATAGGTGTTGACTGGGATAAGTACGGAGCTGGAACAAATATAGTTGTTGTTGAAGCATGCTCAGACAATCATGAGGATCCAAGATTTAGAGGAAGATCTAGAGTAGCATATAGGGAAGAAATAGTTAGATCTGAATATACCTTAACTAAAGCTGTGGACAGAATATTTGAGCTTAACGAAATATTTAAACCAAAACATATTTATGTGGACAGAGGTTTTGGAGAAGTACAAGTTGAACTCCTACATAAGTATGGTGTTGAAAATCCTAAATCTGGTCTTAGAGAAAAGGTTAAAGGCGTGTCTTTTGCCGAAGCAGTAGAAGTAAGAGACCCATATACTAAAATGTTGGTTAAGAAAGAAATAAAACCATATATGGTAGACAACCTTCGTCAGTTCTTGGAAAAAGAAAAAATAGTTTTTCCAGAATCAGATGAAGAATTATATCTTCAATTAATTTCCTATGTGGTGATAAGAACAACCCAAATTGGAAGACCAATATTTGAGGCAAGCGGAACAGCAATGGATCACGCGCACGACGCTTTAATGCTAGCTCTTTTAGCAATAACCCAAAACTATGGAGAATTTTCAAAAGGCAATTACGCCATGAATACTGAAACATTCTCCAATGACTTCTACATGCCAAAAGTGAATACTGTCCAAGACGATGAAGAAAAACCAAAGTATGCAATAGTTGGCAGAAATGATGGTTTGGCCGCAACTAAGTTTAGGAAAAAAAGTTCTGTTATATCTAACGGTAAAAGAAAGATGTTTTAATTATGTCTATTAACAACATCGAAAATAACTTTGGTCCAACTAGCGATATATTTGGTGGGTATAAAACAGATGTATCTTTCTTCGAAGAACAAACAAGAGATGATATTGTCGTAAACAAATACGCTAATAGTATTCCAACAAATCTTGATTACAACTTAACGCCAAGCATGATAGTTGATTTAAACTTTTTAAAAAATCAATCTTTTCAAACATATAACTACATTCAAAAAACAATTAAATCAATAGATGATATATTATATAAAGTTTATTTAGATCAAAAATTAACTCCAAATATAGAAGAATGTCACACAAAGCTTTGGGAGGAACTATGTAAATATAACGACGTAAAACTGCCGGAACCAGATTTTGTTTCCTTTGAAGAATATAAGTATGCCGAAAGATCTATGTCTACGGTTGCTAGAAGGTTTATAGCTGAATTTAATCAAATTTGTTCTCAGAGCGTTTTTTCCTATTTATTAAATTATAGAAATTTATTAAACGCAATGTTAAATGAAGCTTTTTATATTAAAAATTTTATATTGATAAATTTCCAGGAGCAATATGAAGATGACTCACAAAAAGAAGTCGCAGTGCAATTTGACGCATGGGCAAAGGTCGCAGCACAGTGCACGCAACGCATTGTCCAATCGATCTCGTCATCACCAGGAGCAATCACAGCTTCCGAGTTGGATCAAATTACAGAAAAACAAGCCGTTGAATTCCAAGCATTTTTTTCGATTCGATTAGAAGCTTTAAATGAAGAAATTGCAAATCTATCAAACAGCCTAAAAAGAGATTACGTAGATAACTGTAGTATTTTTTATGATAGATATTTATCGCAAACACTAAACTTTAAAACAAAAATAGTTTCTCCTATGGAAGCAAATTTTTATACGACAACTTTTGCATCTAGATTTCCTACTCTAACTGAAGAATTAGTTATAGCTACGAATGTTATAAACGCAAACTTTGGAATGATTCTTAGTGACTTGATACAAAGAAATCAAATTATAAGATCTAGAGTAGAAAAGTTGTTAGATTTAATACAACAAAAAAGAAGATATTCTAATTATATATTTCAACTTTCATTTAAAGGACAAAATAAAAAAGTTATTCGTAAAACAATAACGGAAGATAATTATTCTGAAATATACAAGAATTCTCACATAACCTATATGGATCAAAGCGACTTACTTTCTGATCATGCAAGCTTACACAATTTAACCGAAAACCATCACCCACAGTATTTGCTTAAAGATGGCGGAACAATAACTGGGAATATTTCCGTTGATTCTGGCATGAAGATAGATGGAGTTTCTCTGTCGGGTCACGCGCATACGGGGAATGATGGTAGCCAAAAAATTAAATCAACAGATATTGATTACGATATTGCAAGAACAGAATCTACTATAATTGTTCCTAAAGCTAAGTCTATACAGATTACAAATATACAGCAGGATATAATAGATGGTGGAGTTCCCGTAGTCGACGCCGTTATAACCATAGAGGTAGAAGATGGCGATGTTTCCGCCAACCACGAGTATGAAGTTTTTGTGTATGAGGTTTAATTATGGCTTGGTTTAGATACTACGATTTAGATGGGAATTATATTTATCCTAATTTAAGGAAAAAAATAACCTTTCCGATAGCAAAGGAAACACTTCCTAAGGACTCTTGGATTTTTATTGATGTAGAAAATTTAGATATTGATATTTACTATTCTTTAAATAAGCAAGGTTCAGTTTTTACTAAAACGGCTTCTACTGATCCAGATTCTTATTTAGTTGTTTATGAAGATAAGTCTTCCGAGAACTATGACTCAACTCCAGTGGTAAGCCAAATTGTTGGAAATCTTTTATATTTTAAAGCAGCGGAAAATCATTCAAAAGATATTGATATAAATAAGCAATATAGTTTATATTATAAAACTCCAAATTTAAAATTAATTAAAAAAAGAACTCAAGATAATCAGTATCAAGCTTGCGAAGAATCTCAATCACAATTTGTTAGTTCTGAGGAAGAAGTAAATGTTTCTTCATATGTAAGAGATTTAACTTCAAATAATTACTATAATTTATCATTTGTTAATAGTGAATCTAATTGGGATTCTGGTGTTTCCAAAAATCCAGGGGCTTCTTTAATAGGAACTTTTACTGGACCAAACATAAAGATATATTGCGACAAAGGTCCAGACTACGGTAAGTTTAGAATAAGAATTACAGCTTATGGTTCTGACCAAGATATAGATAATAAAGTTGTCTTAGATTGGCAAGACGTTGATCTATACAGTCAGAGCAAAAGCACAGATACTCTAGTCTTTTCTAAAACAGATTTATCATATAAAAACTATGTATTTGAAATAGTTTCTAATCATGAAAAAAATATACTATCTTCAAATGGAAAAATGAATATAAAAAAATATAGTTTTTCTTTAAATAATTATTTGAGCTTAAACAAAGAAGAAGTAAGTTCATCATTATTGGGAAGAATCGTCACAGGAGCAACTTTGTAATGGCTGAGATTATAAAAAAAATTGAGAACCTAAAACCAGGCAAGAATTATATATTTAGTGTAAGAACAAAAAATACTGACATTAATGCTTACTCTGAGAGTATAGATTCTATATTAGTTTCAATTCCCAAGGACACTACGATACCTGACGCTATATCTAATTTAGCCTTGTACGCATCATTTGAAAATGTAATGTTTGTTTTTGACTTCAGTAATGATTTAGATATAGATAAATACGAATATGAATTGTACAATAATGGAGCCGGCACGGGGACAGCTACTTCAACGGGTTTTAGTTCTGCAAACGTGTTTACGGTAGCGGTACCAAACAGTACAGACACGGTCGCCAAAACTTATTGGGGCAGAGTTAGATCAATAGATACTACTGGCAACGCAGGCCCATGGACAGCTTTGACGCAAACTGATCAGGCAACTCCGTTGATCAATAGTCAATACATAAGTAATTTAACAGCATCAAAAATAACAGCTGGGACAATAGGCGCACATACCATCACATTAGCTGGAGCTAACTCAATTCTAAGGTCCAACAACTACACTCCAGCAACTGCAAATACTGGTGGACTAGGTTGGAAGATAAGCGGTGACGGAAACGCTGTGTTCAATAATGCGAGTATTAGGTCGAGTTTAGATATTGGCGAAGATCTGGGAACATCAGACGCCACATCATTCCATGTTGACGTAACTGGAAACATGTGGAGCGGCGCAAATAGCACTAGCTTTTCAGTAGCCCCATTTAGAGTCACTAATACTGGAGATGTGACGGCTAATAGTTTAGTCTTGACTGGAACAACTAAATTAAGTAATAGCGGCAATGCTTCGCTATTTTTGACAAACAACGCAGATGGAATTGGGCTTTATAATAATGCCAATACACCCTTCTACGTTGATGCTACTGATCAATTTTCTTTGGGTAATAAGTTAACATGGGCAAACAATACATTAACCATACAGGGTATCTTAAAGCTTAATGATGGTTCAGATGTGCTCGACGCAGCAGATGTTGAAATTATAGTTGATGAATTTGGGAATGAAATACAGGACGGCTTTATAGGTGGCTTAACAATAAATAGCACTCAAATGTATTATGGTGTTGGAACTTTTGCTAGCAGTGATACAGCTTTTTATGTTGCCAAAAATAACAATCAAGCTAATTTTTCTTTAGGTGATAAATTAACTTGGAATGGATCAACCTTAAGTATAACTGGTAACGTAGTGATTACAGGTGGCAGCACACTTGCCGATATCAATGATGCAAAAGATGCCGCAGATGATGCAAAAGATGCCGCAGATGCTGCACAATCAGACGCCGACGCTGCATACGCATACGCCGACGCTGCCTTTGATAATGCTAATAACAAGATAACAATTGGTGGAGCTGGTATTAGCGTTGATAATGATGGTAAGCTAACACAGATATCTGGCGATGTAATAAGAACTGGTTTAATAGCTTCTCCTGGGAATACAAGTTATATAGATTTGAATGATGGTACATTTAATTTTGGTAGTGGATCAATTTCATGGAATGGTTCAAGTTTAGATGTTAATGGAGACATTTCAGGTTGTAGCGGAACTTTTACCGGCGCTCTTTCAGGAGCAACCATAAGTGGTGGTTCAATTAATATAAATAATAATTTTAGGGTTGATACTGCTGGTAGTGTCGCCTGCAGGAATATTACTGTTGACTCTGGCTTGACATATAGAGGGGAAAGCTTTGCAACTTCAGCTAGCACTACAACCGCACGCGTTGATAATATTGGAGTTGATAGATTTGTTAAGGCTACTTCCAAAAGAGAATATAAAGAAAATATTGTAGACATTTCTAACGGGCTTCAAATAATTAATCAATTACAGCCAAGAGAATTTAATTTTAAACAATCATATTTTGGAGAAATAGATCCATCAACAGAACAGCCATGGACCGCAGAAGCTCGTGTTATACAATCTCTTTTTAGGACATATGGTTTTATTGTGGATGAGGTCCAAGATGTTGACCCTGGTCTTGTTGCATACGAACCAAGTGAAGTTGGCAATTTGGACATATCTCAATGGAAGGCATCTATGTGGAAGGATTTAGAAATAATAGCATTATTAACAAAAGCTGTTCAAGAGCTATCAGCTAAAGTAGAAGAACTTGAGTCTAAACTAAACTCATGATATACTAACAGAATGTCTAGAATAAGAGCAAATGAAAATTTGACGCCTTCAAGCATTCAGAATATTGATGATGAAGATTCAAATCTAGATGTTAATATTATAATAGCAACTTTTCAAGAAAAACTTAGTAGCTTAATGACCGAATTGGTTATTAAAGAAGCTACAATTAAACAGCAATCAAACATTATAAGAAAACTAAAAGGACAAAATTATGAGTGATGTAGTAGAAACAACTGAAGAAAAGAAAGATTTTTCTGTAGAGATTAAGATTAGTGAACAGAACCTTTCTTACAGAAGCGACTTTGCTGAAGCCGAAACGGTTTTTTGGCTTGAAGCAGTAAAAGATCTTATTATTAAGAATGCTTTCAATAAAGCTGGTCTTGAGCAGGGTAACTAACTTATAAAAATATAATCTAATAAGTACTATTCTATTAGATTTATACGGGAGCCCCAAATGCCATTATTAGACTATTTACCATTTCGTCAGATAGACGATTTTAACAGTGGTAACTTTGTAGCAAAAACTATAGAGCCTGAAGACGTAGGTACTTTAGGTAAGGTCATGAGAGTGGCATCGCTCGCCCTTGGTTACCATGGTTCAGTTTATTGGTATAACACTAGGGCAACATTTGAGCCATCCCCATATGATTTTGATAGAATTATGCAGGCGGTAGATACCGACTCGTATATCCGTCAAGCGATGAATAAGTATAAAGATTTATTCTGGAAAGAAAATTGGAAGATAGTTGGGGAAAACCCTGAAGCAGTAGCTTATTTATATCAAAGAATAGACTTCCTGGAAATGACCATGAAGAGACCATTTTTGGATTTCTTAATAGAAGTTTCCGATCAGCTATTCAAGTACGCTAACTGTTTCGTGGTTAAAGCTAGAGGAGATATTTCTGAATATTTTCCAGATAAGTTAACTCCAGTTTCAGCTGAGCAAACGATAATAGGATATTATCTAATCCCGACAGAACAAGTAAGAATTCTTAGAGATAGATTCAATAGACCTAAGTCATACCAGCAAAGAACTGATCCTCTAACTTATTCGCCTTCTATTAAAACTCCAGTTTGGACAGCCGATAGAGTTGTCCATTTACATTTTGATAAAAAAGCCGGCAGAGCTTTTGGTACACCCTTTCTAACAAATGTTTTAGATGACGTAATTGCTTTAAGACAATTAGAAGAAGATATCCAAAATCTTGTTCACAGAGAATTATTCCCTCTTTACAAATACAAGATTGGTACAGCTGAACAACCAGCAGAGCCAGAAGAAATATCACGTGCCGCCGCAGAAATAGAAAACCTTAGAACTGAAGGTGGTTTGATACTTCCGTTCAGACATGACATTGAAGTCGTTGCATCGGGCAATCAGTTACTAGACGCTTCAAAGTATCTTGAACACTTTAAGGAAAGAGTTGCTGTTGGTTTAGGTTTGGCTCCTCATCACCTTGGCATGATGATGAATGGTGGTAACAGATCTGTAACAGATAGATTAGATATAGCTCTTTATGACAAGATTAAACAGTATCAAAAACAGTTTGCTGAAATTGTTAGAGTTAATATTTTTAACGAACTATTGTTTGAGGGTGGTTTTGATCCAATCAAGAACCCAATTGAGAGTGATGTATCAGATCGTTGTTACTTTAAGTTTAATGAAATTGACGTAGATACTCAAGTTAAGAAAGAAACCCACGTAATACAGAAGTATACTAACTCTATTATTTCTTTGTCTGAGACCAGAAAAGAATTAGGCCTTGATCCAGAAATTGATGAATCAGATTTGTTTGGTGCTATACAAGCTAGAATTCAAATGGACATAGCAACTCATCAGGCAGACGTACAAGCTGCCACAACCCCTGAACAGGGTGCAACAACCAAAACTTCACCAAGCGGTGGTACTACAAAAATAGCGGCACCAAAACAACCTAAGTCCACAAACCTGCCGAATAAAACAAAGGGACCAGGGAATATTATTAGACCAACAAATCAACAGGGCACAAGAACTTCTCCTAATATTAGAAGAACAGATGATTTAAGTTGGTTGTCAGTAGTTGAAAATCTTTTGGAAAAAGAGTATACTGTTATAGACGCAGATGACTTAATGTCAGATATTCCAAAGGATGATGATGGGCTTAATAATTAATTCAGAGATTAGCAAGCAATTCTTGCTAGAAGAAGACGCAGTTAAGGGCTTTAAAAAAGCAGTTGACAATAACCAACAACAACTTGCTTTAAAGGTTCTAACAGAAATAATTGACACTTTTATGGAAGCATTTGATCTTCTTATCGAAACAGAAGACGATTCAGCAACAGAAGAAGAAGTTATTGTCCAACCTAAGGTTGAAGAAGAAAAAAAACCAGCAGCAAAAAAAGCTGAGCCAAAAGAAGAAAAAGTACAAACTGAAGAAAAATGAAATTAATAATTGGCTGTCCAATCTATAAAAGAGATTGGATTCTTCCGGAATGGATTAAATGTATTATCAATCAATCCATTGACATGAGCGATGTTGGTTTGATTTTTGAAACATCACCTGATGATTTTGAAACTACTAACTCTTTAATAACTTGGAAAAGATTAGATAAAAGATTTCAAACTTTTGAGATTAATGAGAGAAAAGATATACCTCATTTTGAACACGAAAATAACGGAAGACAGTGGACCATGTCCAAGTATCATAACATGGTGTCTTTAAGAAATTCAATACTACAAAGAGTGAGAGAATACCAGCCAGATTTTTACCTAAGTTTAGACTCCGATATCTTGTTGCAAAATCCTAATACAATAGAATTACTAATAGCACACATTAAAGACGGGGCAGATGCAGTGTCGCCACTAATGTTCATGACACCAGTAGATTCAAGATTCCCTAGCGTAATGAGCTGGAAGGACAAAGAATGCAATATAGCTTATAGGAAAGAAGGATATCCTTTGGGGGAATATTTCCAATCAGATATTATCATGGCTGCAAAAATGATGTCTAAAGATGTTTACAATAATGTGGATTATCAATTCCATAAACAGGGTGAAGATCTTGGCTGGGCAAAAAACGCTACAGAAAAAGGTTTTAAATTATATAGTGCATCTTATATTTACGCTCCACATCTTATGTCTAAAGATATGTACCAGCATTATTTGACAAATGGAGACAATAGGGGTAACATTAAAACTAGTCAAGTTCGATAAAGTATGATATATTTATATAAGATTGTTTAATCTTATAAAAACAAATTTACTATATAGCTGATCAGTAATAAAGGAACAAATAATGGCTTTTGATTTTGTAGAAAATTTCACGATAGAAATGCCCAAGTTCGCTGACTCCAATTATAATTTTATGGAATCATTTGATAGCAAGCAGGGGCTAATAATCGAAGTTGCCGCTATACATGAGCGGATTAACAGCTAACTACAATAACTATTCAGCAATAGAATTAGAAAAGGCTCTCCAGTCTTGGGTTGAGCCATACCCTAAGCCAATCATTCTTAATCATGATTTAAACTCTGAGCCAATTGGCCGTGTTATGGCCGCAAGAATGGATAAGGAAGAAGACGGTTCTTCTTTCGTGCGTTTGCAGATTGCTGTTACCGACCCAGTTGCCGCACAAAAAATAGCTGACAAAAGATACATGACCGGTTCCGTTGGCGGAAGAGCAGGCAAAGCTGTTTGCTCAATATCTGGCGATGATCTGGCTTCAGAAGATGCAAGTGGCAAGCCAAACGTTGCTAGATTTAAAAGAGGCAAGGTCTACAAGGGCAAAATGGCTTTTGTTGACATGCAAGACATTTCTTTTAAGGAATACTCTTTTGTTAACCAGCCAGCAGATCAAAGATCTGGTGTAAGAGGCTCTAAGCCTGTAGAGGGCAAAGCACCGGTCGCTGACTCAGAGAATTGGGTGGCTAGAAGTTCAGCTTTTGTCTTGCACATGGATAATGAAGATATTGTTTCAATAAATGAAAATGAATCAATGTTTAAGAATATGAAGAAAAAAGAATCAAGACCAGTTTACTTGCACCTCAAGGGAGCATTCCTTAGTGCGATGGCTGTCCAAGAGAGTGAAAATGTAATTAATGAAGAGGCTTCATTACTATCTAATGAAGACTCTATTGAGAAAAAATATGAGGAGAATCTTAAAATGGATGATGTTGCAGTAAATGAAGACATCCTCGCCGTCGCTCAAGAGCTTAGCGAAGACCTTTCAA